CACTGAATCCCCAAACGCGGAGTCGTCCGACAAGCCGAATGGGACTGGCTTGATCTCTGGGCTTTCGGACGATACGATCTTGGCCTCACAGACAGGCAGTTCTGGGACCTCAGTCTTGAAGAACTGACTGCCCTGCGGCAGCGCCATTCCGCTGCGCTGGAATTCACCGAATACTGCGCGGCCCTGCCCACCTGGGCTACCTTCTGCGTCAACCGCAGCCAGACTTCCCCCAGATATGACCTCACCCGTTTTCAATTCCGCTACGGGCAGCAGAAGAAGGCAGCAGTGACTGCCCCCATGCGCGTGGCGCAGCCTGGGGAGCGGCCCCCCTCCTCCCGGCCACCCGGCACCAATGACGATGTGATTGAGCGTTTCGACATCTATGCCAACCAACAAAGGAGGAACTGATGGCTGACCTTGGCGACATGGTTGCGCGGCTGCTGCTGGACTCCAAGCAGTGGACCACCGGGATGAAGGATGTGGAGACCTCCACCACGGATGCTGCCTCAAAGACTGAAGGCGCATTCGGCAGCATGAGTGAGGGCATTGGGAAGATCGGCAGTGCCCTGGCAGGGCTGGGCATCGCGGCCAGCCTGCTGAAGTTTGGGGAAGCCGCGCTTGAGGCATCCCAGGAACTGGAGCACTTCAAGGTCTCCATGGAAAACCTCAAGGGGCCTGGGCAGGATGTGGAGACCTTTGTCAGCCACATTGAAGCCCTGGAGGGCAAGTCGCCTTTCGACTTCCCTGAATTGGCCGAGTCTGCCAAGAAGATGGTGATGCTGGGCACCAGCATGGAAGACACCGAAGAGGCCATGACAGCCATCGTGGAGACAGGCACTGCATTGGGCCTGACTGCTTCCCAGGTGACAGGCATCGCGGATGCAATGGGCAAGCTGGGCCAGGGTGCAGACCCCATGCGGGTGATGAAGACTCTGGTGAGCGAGGGTATCCCGGCATGGCAGATGCTGGCCACTGAAATGGGGACGAACATCCCCAATGCACAGAAGGCCATCAAGGATGGGTCAGTCGGCCCCAAGGAAGCCTTCGAAATGCTGACCCATGCCATGCAGGGCAACAGTGAGAAGGCAGCAGCCTGGGGCCAGACCTGGGAAGGTTCCATGCGGAACCTCAAGGACACTGCCAGTGATGCCATGCGCGATGTGGGGGACTCGATCCGCACCCAACTGAATGACATCGGCGCACCCATCCTGCGTAGTGTCGCGGAACTGGTGCAGAAGCTGGCTGACTGGTGGAAGGGGCTACCCACCCCGGTGAAGGATGCAGCCCTGGCCTTCGGCGCTGCCATCACAGCCATATCTGGCGTGGGTGGCGCACTGGTCCTGCTGAGTGCAGCATTCACTGCCATTGGTGGCCCCATTGCCGCCACGGTAATTGCCATCGGGCTGGTGGTCGGTGCCCTGGTGGGGCTGGGGGTCTGGATCAGTGAGCACTGGGACCCGATAGTCGCCTCGCTCAGTAAGGCATGGGATGCGATAGAGCAAATCTGGGGTGTGACCTGGGGTGAGATCAAGGCAGCTATCGGCATCATCTGGGATGGCATCGTCGCAGTGGGAGAGGCTGTCTTCGGCACCTGGGTGGCAGTGATCTCGGCCATCTGGGATGGGGTCAAGACGGCATGGTCGGGTATCTGGGCCGGAATCAAGTTTGCTCTGGGAGTCATATGGGGAGAGATCAAGGGGGCGCTGTCGATATTCGATGCCATTGCATCATACCTGCTGCCCTTCTGGGACCCGATCAAGGCCAAGTTTGAAGAGGTCTGGAACTTCATATCCACCAACCTGGGTTCGGTGTGGGGCAAACTTGCGGCCACCTTCGGCGTGGTGAAGACTGCCGTGACGGAGGTCACCACTGAACTGGGCAAGCAGGTGGAGAAGCATGAAGAGGTCAAACCCAAGGTTGAGGCGCATACCAAGACTCTCGATGACCTGGGCGGCAAGACCAAGGAGGTCACCGATAAGTTCATCGCGATGAAGGATAAGACAGCCCTGCTGTGGGCTGAGTCCGCGATTCTCGATTCCACCCATAAGCAACTGCTCCAGACAGTGGCCAAGCTGCATGTGGAAGAGATGGTGCTGGCTTCCAAGCACCAGACCCTGATCGATAAGTTTATGGAATTCATCCCGCCTGTCGCAGACAGCAAAAAAGGCGTGGAGGACTTCAACAAGGAATTGGAGAAGCTGAAGACCCTGCTTCCCCAGGTGGGCAGTTCCGTGGATCAGGCTGAGACCTCGCTCAAGGCCCTGAATGTCACATCCACCCGCGCCGCCGAGAAGACTGCAGAGCAGACCGCCGCCTATCTGGCCCAGGTCACCGCTGCAGGCAACATGATGAGCAAGTACGATCTGCTGATGGCCAAGCAGGCCGACCTGAAGGCGCAGATCGAGGTTCTCATCCGCACCGATGGAGACCACAAGACCAAGCTGGAGGAACTGCAGCAGGAACTGAAAGACACCACCACCGAAGTCAATAACATGGCCACTGGCACCACCCAGGCCTACCACAACATGGGCCTGCAGACCGTGGGTGACCTCCAGAAGATCATGGACAAGGACAAGGAGCGATGGCAGGCGGCAGTGGCGCTGTCCACGGATGAGAACAACGGCAACCCGGCCCTGGTGCGGCAGGCCAAGGAAGCCGAGGCGCAGATGCTCACTGACCTGGAGAATTCCGGGATTGCACTGAGCGCGGAGCAGAATAAGCGGCTGACCCAGTTGGAGACTGACTTAGGGACTTCCCATGTGACCCAGCGGCAGCTATGGAAGACCTTTGGGGAAAACGTGAAGGGGGATGTGGGGCAGGCCTTCGACGATCTGGTGGGCAAGCTGATTACGGGTGAAGGCAGTTTCCAGGAGATCATGAGCGGCCTGTGGCAGTCACTGGCCAAGGATGCCGCCGACCTCTTCCTGGCCCCCCTGAAGAAGGGCATCGAGGACTTCATCTCCACCACCCTTGCCAGCCTGCTCGGCGGGCAGGGACTGGGCGGTGTCAGTGCTGCCTTGAGCCAGATCGGCTCCAAGATAGGCGGGCTTTTCGGCGGCGGGGCCAATGTGGCAATGGCAGGCATGTCAGGCGCGGCCCCTGGGGCAGAATCCCTGGCCAGGGCGGCAGCAGGCCCAGGGGGTGCAGCGACTTCTGGTGGCGGGGCTGCTGTTAGTGCAGGGATGTCCGGTGCCATGGGCATGGTGACTGCAGTCTCTGGCGTGGTCTCTGCAGTCAGTGGAGTCATCAGCAACTTCCAGGCTGCAAAGATGGAAACCACCATGAATGCGGTGGAGCACAATACCCGCTACACGATGATGTATGTGGGTGAGAGGGCTGATGGCGGCATCCTGGGTGTGCTGTTCAAAATCAACGAGGAATTGGCTTGGGGCTTCAATACCAAGGCCACCGAGAACCTGCGGGACCTCTTCAAGGACTGGAGCACCCCGACACTCGATTCACTGCATGGCATTCAACGCACCGTGGAAGGCTTCATGCCCTACATCGTGGACACCAAGGTGGTGCTGGAAGACATCCGGGAATTGACTCGGGACTTTGCCGACATGACCAAGAAGGGCCTGGACACCCTGAATGTGAATGTGACTGCCACAGGCGTGACCACTGTGGAAGCAGCCCGCAGGCTGGGTGACCAGATTGCCGCCAACCTGTCCAGGCAATTGGTGCAGACCTCTTGAACATCATCATCAAGCTGAATGGGGAGGATGTCACGCCAGCCTGCAGGCTGAGTGACACCCGCATCAACTACGACTCCTCCAGGCGCATCACCACTGCCAGCCTCACTGTCATGGGCAGGACCCTGAACCGCATCTCCCGCTACGACTATGCCCACTATGACCAGGACTTTTATGCCGTGGGCATCGGGGAACTTTACCTCTGCACCATCCTGGATGGCAGGGATGGCACCACCAAGCTGTTCGAAGGCCAGATCTTCAGCATGCAGATGGAGCAGAGCGATGTGCTCGGCTTCGAACTGTTCTACCACTGCGAACTGAATGACCATGCATCCTGGCTGGACCGCTCCGTGTGCTGGGGCAATTACACGCTGCCCCTGCCTGCCTCTGACAGCGACATCATCAAGGGGCTGGTGGGCCACTTCTGCACGCACATCAACTCCCAGGCCGATGTGGCCACCGTGGTGCCCACTGTCCAGGCCTACGACTGGCGGGGCAAAACGACACGCCAGGTTTTAGATGACATGGCCGCGCTGGCAGGCGCGGAGTGGCATGTGGACTTCGATGCGGTGCTCCACTACAGGCTGGCTGCAAATGCCCCGGTGGCCCCCTTCAAGCTGTCCACCAGCCATGATGATGTGACCAGCTTCCCGGTGCGCGTGTCTGGCTACAAGCAGGACTTCAACAACCCGGTGAACAGGTGCTATGTCAGGGGAAGCACTGACCCAGCGTCTGGTGTCTTCATCGAGGCAAGCTATTCCGATCCTGTGTCAGTCGGCAAGTATGGCGAGTTCGCCTACTCAGTGGTGGATGACCAGATCACCACATCCTGGGATGCCAGCTTGAGGGCCAAGAGCGTGGTGCTGAAGTATGCCTATCCGGTGGAGTCTGGCAACTTCACCATCTGGAAGGATGACCTCAAGCTGGGCATGCAGGTGAGCATCACCGAGGATGCCCTCGGCATCGATGGCTGGTACATCATCCGCTCCCTGGCCATGACCTGGGTGAGCAAGGATCAGGTGCAGTACGATGCCCAGTTCGGTGCATCCCAGCCCGACCTGGAGACCCTGCTGCGGCTGATGGATCAGAGGATCAGGTGGAAGAGCACGGTGCCCCAGGCAGGCACAGCAGCCCCCGGCAGCATCACCGATGCCAATATCAAAATGCCCCCAGGCCTGAGCGCCAGTGTGATCGGCAGTGTCAACGCGAACACCATCGTGGGGCAGATCTCAGCAGGCCAGATCGGAAGTGTGAATGCTGGGGCCATTGTCGGCACCCTGAGCGCCTCGCAGATCGGCAGCGTGAGCGCGGGCACCATCCAGGGTGTCATCACGGCTGGGCAGATCGGCAGTGTGAATGCAGTGAGCATCCAGGGCGTCATCGTCACCAGCCAACTGGGCAACCAGATTATTGATGACTTGGCCAAGTATGCCGCCGCGCTCCAGCCCATCCCCATGCTGAACAGCACGCCGAGTGGCCTGCCCAACGATAACTACCCGCCGAACTCCTGGTTCTATTACATCCCTGACGGGCACTTCTACAAGATGAATGCGGCAGGCACAGGCTGGGCACTGGATGACTCTGTGTCTGGCTCCATGCGCTTCTACCACATCGGGGCCATCAGCGCCAACCAGATCATCGGCCTGATCGTTGCCGCGCAGATCCAGAGCATCACTGCAGGCCAGATCACTGGGCAAATCTCAGCAGGCCAGATCGGGACCATCAATGCATCCAGCATCAGCGGGCAGCTTACCGCCAGCCAGATCAGTACGGTGAATGCCTCTAGCATCCAGGGACAGGTCAGTGCCGCCCAGATAGGAACCATCAATGCCAGCCAGATCACCGGGAGCATCCAGTCCACCCAGATCGGCAGCATCAATGCAGCCACCATCACCATCGGCTTGATTGGGGACAGCCAGATCGGCAGTATCTCAGGCATCAAGATTACATCAGGCTCCATCGGGTCCGATAAGTTTAATGGCTACTCCATCGATGTCGGTGGTGCCGCCAACATGCCAGGGCGCATTCGTGTATTCAATGGGTCCAGTGCAGTGATCGCCCAGATGGGTTACCTGGGTGAGGTGGGCAGTGCATCCTATGGCGGCTGGTTCCAGCTATTCGGTGCAGGCGGCACCAGTTATTCAAATGCCAGCATGTACACGAATGCAGCAGGCAATCTGTTTCTGAGAAATGCCGATGTCAGTATCAGCGCCTCTGGCTTCCAGATCTTCACCAGCCCTTCCACATTCGACACCACCTACTCTTCCCTGGCAGTCAAGGTGAGCGGCCCCGGTGGGGACCTGTCCAGCTTCATCTCCCGTGGCTTCCTGGTCTACAATGCAGGCGTGCTGCTGGGCGGCATTGTGCGCGACCCGAGTATTGCCAACAGCCTGCAGGGGGTCTTCTATAATTCCAGCCATGCGCTGGCCATCCTGATTGATGGAGCCACTGGCACCATCAGGGCGGCAGGCTTCCAGGTGGGCGGCAGCCCAGGCTTCACGGGGCAGGTTCCCGCAGGACACGCTATCAACGTTTCAGGAGGAATCATCACAGGCTATGTCTAACGAAAACGGCAACACGCAAGATCTCTTCCCGCTGGATGATGCAGCCATCCAGTTACTGGCAGATCTCAGGATGCAGATGCGAACCATCGAGGCCCAGTTCCAGGGTGCCCTGGTGCTCTTCATTCGCCAACAGGGCCTGAAGGGCAACTGGCAGGTGCATGAGAATGGCAGGGAACTGGTGCGGGTGCAGCCTGCGCCAACCACTGAAGTCATGAGGTAACTATGTCTCTCAAGCCGCCGCCCTCCGTGATCCCGGCACCACCCAACTATGCGGTGCCTGAATTCAGCTTCCCCAATGCCATCCCAGGCAGGGAGCCGCCGCACTCCAGCTTCGTTTTGTGGCCGGAAGTCACTCCGCATGGCTTCCCGGTGACTCCACCCATCCCGCCCACCGTGCAGACCGGGGATGTGATCACTGCCAGTCATGAGAACACGGTGTCTACTGCCATCTCTGATCTGTGGACTGATCTTCAGTCACTGGCATCGACCACTGTCACAGACCCTACCCAGGCCACAGGTGACCTCATTGTCAGGGAGGGGGCTGCACTGGGCAGACTGCCCATCGGGGCCACTGGCACCCTTCTGCTGGCTGACATAGGCCAGCCCAAGGGGATGCGCTGGGCCACCCTGGCTTCCACCGGGGCAGTGCCTTCCTCCAGGCAGGTGCTGGCTGGCACTGGCATGACTGGCGGCGGGCCACTGACTGCCGATGTGACCTTGAATGCCAAGGTGACCAGCGTCAATACCCGCATCGGTGATGTGGTCATCGGCACGGCTGACATCACAGCAGCAGGCGGGGTGCCAGCCACACGGCAGATCATTGCTGGCACAGGACTCTCTGGCGGTGGTAATCTCTCTGCAGACCGCACTCTGACTGTCGTGGCAGACACCACAGTGCAGCGCATCCGCTATTCCAAGGATGGGGCAGTGGTGGGCACCCGCCCCGAGGTGAATCTGGTTCCCGGCGCGAATGTCACCATCAGTGTCACTGATGACACCATAAACAACCGCATCAATGTGAATATTGCAGCGGCAGGCGGTGGGTCTGGTGGCATGGTAGACCCCACAGTTAACCCTGGTGACCTGATAGTGCGCGGCACCAGCACCACAACGAATCTGCCAGTCGGAACAACCAATGGGCAAGTGCTCACCGTGGACACCACCACAGGGCTGAAGATGAAGTGGGCGGCACAGGCAACAGGCGTGCCCACCACACGGCGGATCAATACCACAGGGCCAACCCTCACAGGTGGCGGTGACCTCACAGCAGATCTCACTCTGGCAGTGGCGGCAGACACCATCGTGCAGCAGACCCGCATTTCTAACAACGGCACCCTGGTGGGCACACGGCGGGAAACCAACTTCATCCCAGGCAGCAATGTGTCACTGGTGGTGGTGGATGATGCGCCGAACAACAGAGTGAATGTGACCATCAGTTCCACCGCAGTCGGCGGCAATCAGACTCCCTGGACCTCTAACATCGATGCGGCAGGCTTCACTCTGTTTTCGGCAGGCAAGGTGGGGATCGGCATTGCCCTGCCCCAGTCACTGCTGCATGTGGTATCTGCCTCTGCCGCTGTGGCCACCATAGAGACGACGGGGACCAGCGGCGGCGTTTCCATTCTGAGCCTGAAGACCCCCACCAGCTTCTGGCAGATGGCAACAGGCGGGGCAGGCACCACCGTTCCCAACTGCTGGTATGTTTACAGCCAGACAAGCGCTGTGATGGGACTGCTGGTCAATCCCAGCGGTTATGTCGGTGTGGGGATGACTGGTTCCAGTACGCCGAACTCCCAGTTCCAGGTTGGTGTGGGCACACCGCTGGCGGCAGGTATCGCAGACTTCTATGGCCCCAACCGCACACTTTCACAGTCACCGATAGTCAACATTCTGACGACTGATGCCATTGCATTGGACAAGGGTGGCTCACTCGGCCTCGGCGGCGTCGGCGGTTCTCCCAGCCCATTCTCATTTGCTCTCCTGGCTGGCCGCAGTGAGAACAATCTATACGCCGGATACTTTCAGATAAGCACGAACAATTCAGCAGGCACCATCACTGAGCGGATGCGGGTAACATCAGCAGGGCTGGTAGGAATTGGAATGCCGAATCCGAGTCAAAAACTTCATGTAGCTGGAGGGAACATCGTAGCGGACGGCCAAGGCATCGTAGATCCAGAATTGCGGCTAATGAATCCTTCTGGCAGCACGGCACAGATATGGGCATGGGGAACTGACTCATCGAAGCAATTGTATCTGTATGACTATACGGCGGGGGCTTATAGGCTCGTTGTGTCATCGGCGGGCACAGTCAAAGTCTCCCAAGTCGATTTTCCTGTGTCCCCGGTAGCCTACATCACCAACAATGCGAATCCAATGATCTATTACGGCATCGGAACTGGGGCTGACTTCCGCTATGGGGACTTAGTGCTTCAAACACGGACAGATGGTGATGACAGCAACCGCTTCATGTTTGCCACCAAAGACACTGACGGCACCATCAGACCACGCGCCTATATGGGCTTCACCTTCGGAGTTGAGGCAATAAGGAACGGACCCGGCATCCAGCGGGTATTGGCTGTAACGAATCCCGCGAATGCGGCTGGCGTCGGATCTTCCATTGAGTTCCGCAATTCCCTCAACGGTCCGCTGGCGGGTGGCGGGACTTGGCTGGGTGCGTCCATTAGAGTAGCTCGGAGTCCAGGCGGTGGTTCCGGTCACTCGGTAGTAATTGCCAATAAGCGGGGAGGCCAGGATGGAGAAATAGTTAGCGATGCTTTGACGATTGGCGAATCAGGCAACGTGGGGATTGGAACGACGAATCCGCAAAATATATTTCAGGTTCACGGCTCGGCCGATCAGAATCTTGGCATTCGTTTTGACGGGGTCGCGATGGGACTCGGTACGTTCAACGATGCCGGAAATACTAGTGTGGCTATGAACTTTACTGCGTCGTCCTTTCAGTTCAACACTGGAGCGGTAGGCGTAGGAGTTAGTCCTGCCTATAAGCTCCATGTCGCTGGCGACGTGGGTTGCTCGGGCATGTTCCGGGGAACAACTAATGTAGGAACAGGTGTTGGCAGCGCAGTGCTTGGCATTACGGATAATCTTGGAGCGGCCACCCTGCCGAATGGATCACTCACATTCGGGTTCAATACCTCCTCCAATGTTCTGTTCATCTTTTGCAAATACAACAACGGCACCAGTAAGACTGCTTCGATTGCTCTTACCTAGCTAAGGAGAAATGCGACGATGACTTACAGTGAATCAAACGCACTGATGACCGACGCGGAATTCCGTGGCCGCATCAAAGTGGCATCGCTCAAGTATGCCGACTCAATCATGCTTGAAGCCAATACCGTGCCCACGCACAACACGCGCCTGCGCTGGGCACAGAACTGCTTCCAGCAGCCTGACATGGTGGCAGGCCAGATCCAGCCGCCAGTGGTCATGGACCCTGCAGTGCAGACGGCAGGCAAGGACATTACCGATGCGGCGCTGCAAGGGGCAGTGGAAGGCACGGTCAACAAGATCCTCTAAGGCAGTGCTGTCAGGCCTCTGGCTTCCTGGTCCTGCGGCGGCACTTCCTCAGGCATCCTTCAAACTCTGCTGCGAACTGAGTGAAGCTGATTCCCAGCGGCGGGAATAGCTTGTAGAGCGTCTCCAGGGTGGGGCTGTTTTTGCCGCCCTCCAGCCTGCCCATGTGGCTGCGGTCCAGGCCTGCTTCCAGGGCCAGCCGCTCCTGGGAAATGCCCGCTTCATGGCGCAATTTCCTGATGCACTGGCTGAAGGCGCAGGCCAATTCTTCCTCTTGCACAGCGGTATGTGCCATATGCTGGCCATCACCCTTTCTTTCACCCAAACTGGCTTCCGCAGATGCACAAGACCTTTAACTCCAATATGCCGGATATGGTGGTGAATCGCCACGGCAATTGTGCCGGGAGCACATTTGAGGGGGCCACACCGTAAACACCCTATTTTGTTTTGGACCTCCCAGGCGTACTATGCATACGCCTACCTCCCCCGGAAAGCAGGTGCTGCAGCGATGCGGACACCAGGGCCACGCAGCCCACCAGTTCGCCACCAGTCTGGCACTTAGTTGCCACTGAGTTGCCACTGTCCTGCCACTTAACTTACACCGAATTGCCACGCCTTTGACACGCAATTGGTGGCAAGTGATTGATAACAATAAATTTAGCACTTGACATCTGCAGGTGAGTGGGGATATATTTCGATTTCCCAACGGGGGCGTGCAGGGTGCAACCCACCAGCACGATGGATGGCCCCCTAACAACCAGTGCAGGGCGTCAGGGAGAGGAGTGTGCCTGTATGAGCCAGAATGACGATCCGGATTTCTCACGGGTAAATACCCGAGTCACAGCCGTCTTCAAGATGCGGCTGAAATGGGCCTGCAAGCAGCGGGAGAAGGCCACAGCCAGGAGAGTACCTGAGGGCGAGATTCTATCCGAGATGGGCGTCCACCTGGACCCCCACCCGGAGGAAGCCAATGGTGCGCTCAGGAAGAAGCAGCCCAAGGCTGAGGCCAAGAAGAAGACCAGGGTGGCCTGAGTCATGGGAGCGCGGGCATTGCTGGAGAAACAGGCTGAGGGGGACAGAAGCCGCTATCTCTGCGACCTCTGCCACAGGGCCAACGGGGTGGGCTTTGCAGACCGCCTGTGGGTCTGCCAGCAGTGCAGGGATGAGGTCTTCCTCTGGCTTCGGCTGGAGGAGACCTCACCAGCAGTCAAGAGGAGGAAGCCATGTTGAACGAGAGCATCCGCTGCCTGGGTGTCAGCGGCAGCGAGGTGGCGGCAGTCCTGGGCGCGGATGAGCGACAGGATGGCTTTGCTGTCTGGGCCAGGAAGAAGGGGGGCCTTCAGCCGGGGAAGCCGAACATCCGCATGGTCACTGGCAAGTGCCTGGAGCAGGGGGTGCTGAAGTTATACGAGTACTGCACGGACCGGGAAGTGAGGTACTGCGATGAGACCAGCCAGCACCCCCAGCGGCCCTGGCAGATCTACACCCCGGATGCCCTGTGCGTGAATGAGAGGCGCGGCGTGGAAGCCAAGGTGGTGGCTTATGACCAGCGCCACCAGTGGGGTGGTGGGCCTGATGATATCCCGGCCCGTGTGCAGATGCAGGCATGGTGGTACATGTCTGCCCTCGATTTCAATGTCTGGGACATCTGTGCCCTGATCGGCGGGGAGCCTGTCATCTATGAGATTGAGCGTGATGCTGAGAGAGAGCAGGATATGCTGGCCAGGGTGCATGCATGGTGGGAACGCTACATCCAGGGCGATGAGAGGCCCCCTGTGGGTGGCAGCGAGGATTCAGGCCGCTGGCTGAAGCAGACCTATCCCGACGTGAAGCACCCTGACCTTGTGCTGGCCACCCCTGAGCAAGTCGCATTGCTCACCGAGTATGTGCAGTTGAAGGTGCAGGAAAAGGAGATCCGCAAGCAGCGCGGCTTCCTGGAAGCCATCTTCAAGGATGCCATCCAGGATCATGAAGGCTTGTCGTGGAGTGAGGGCAAGTTTACCTGGAAGAAGACCAAGGACGGCAAGACTGTGCAGTGGGAAAACATGGCCAGAGGTCTTCTGAATCAGTACGTGAAGGATGAGGAAACCCGCCTTGCCATGACAGCCCTCTACACGGTCCCCAAGGCTGGCATCCGCCGCATCTGGTGCGACCATGCTGATTTACGAAATGCCGGCGAACTCGTAGAGGCAGCAGTATGACCGACAGGCTGGTGCCTGCTGCCGACATCCTGGGCAATGAGGTGGCCAAGAGCCTGGAGGTCCTGCACAAGGACCTGGAAGCCGCCAGGGAGCGCATGCAGCGCCTGCTGGCACAAGTGGGCAAGCCTGCTGTCTGCCGGGGGCCGAACTGCGGCAAGGGCCTGTGGATGGTGAAGCATAATTCCGGCAGATTCACCCCCTATGACCCAGACGGCACCAATCACTTCATCACTTGCATCGATGCCCCGCTGTTCAAACGAGAGAAGGAGAAGCATGCCCGATAATCAGGTGGCCAAGGTGGAGACAGCAGCCACAGCCCCGGCTGTGCAGTTTACCAGGGAACAGATCCAGCTAATCAAGGACACGGTGGCCAAGGGTGCCACCGACTTGGAACTGAAGCTGTTTGTGGAGGTCTGCAGGCACAAGAACCTGGACCCGCTCTCCAGGCAGATCCATGCCATCAAACGCTGGGACACCACCTTGAAGCGCGAGGTCATGACCTTCCAGGTGGGCATCGACGGGCTGCGCCTGATGGCAGAGCGCACCAGGAATTACGAGGGGCAGGAAGGCCCCTACTGGTGCGGCCCGGAAGGCCGATGGACTGATGTCTGGCTGGACAGGGCGCACACCCCGGCAGCGGCCAAGGTGGGCGTGATGCGAAAGGGATTCAAGCAGCCCCTGTACGCCGTGGCGCTCTATGCCGAATATGTGCAACTGAACAAGGAAGGCAAGCCCAATGCCATGTGGGCCAGGATGCCTGCCAGCCAGTTATCGAAATGCGCCGAGGCTCTGGCCCTCCGCAAGGCCTTCCCTGAGGAATTGAGCGGCCTGTATGCCAGCGAGGAGATGGAGCAGGCAACAGCGCCAGGGAAGATGCCTGAGCAGGATGTGCCCGATGCGGTGAAGGCGCTATGGGGCAGGATGACCAGCATCGCGGAGGTCTGCAAGGTGTTCGCGGAACTGAAGGCCAGACTGATCCAGGCAGTGGGGCAAGCACCAGGAGAGGCAGAGTATTACCGGATTCTGCAGGACTTCGGCGGCGTTGCCCATGCCAATGAACTGAGGCAGAAGGCTGCGCGGAAGACCTCCTGGGCCTTGTGGGCATCGATCGAGCAGGCTGAGGCCGAGGTGGCACAGGATGGCCAGGAGGAGTTATGGAACCAGCCGAAGGAGCCAGCTCCGGAGGAGACCAAGTAAGCTGCTGGCGCTGTGGCTCCACTGCCCTGATCGGCACTGAGGGCCATGGACCCACTGGCGTCTGCAGTCCCGATGGAGGGCAGGAATACAGGCACTGGTACGGGTATCGGTGTCTCGATTGTGGGGCAGAGGAGGGCATATGACCAAAGCTACTCAGCGCAAAGTCAGGCGGGAGACAGCAGGTCTGGACCCCAAGCGCTTTGAGTTGACGCCAGAACGAATGCAAACATATCGTGAGGCCATTGCATTGCGGCGGGACGAGCAAAGCCGCCGTGAGTTTCGCCAGATGGCGGAATCGATGACGCGAGACCAAGAGGCGGCGCTTGCTGCGCTGCCATATCGAGAGTTTCTTGAAACCCGCTACTGGCGGGTACTC